TGGTATTGATTTCATCGAACCCAGCCAGAGCGCCGGCCGCCGCCTCCGCTGCCGTCCCAACTCCCTCAATCGCCTCGGCCTCATGATAAAGCGCCTTTGCTCCGTCCCTGGATTGCTTGATGGTTTTGCCGAATAGTACGGAAACCAACTGGGCCGCGGCAGTAACGATCCGCGTTAGAATATTAACCAGCGTTACAAACGCAGGAATTATCACCTCTACCAGCGGCTGAGCCAGGGTGAGCAGTGCGCCTTTGAGCTGGGCAATAGACTGCCGGGCTTCCTCGTTGGTTTTGATGACCTTTCCCATCCAGGTCCGCATGCCCCGCAGGGCAGCGGTAATGAGCGTAAATACGAATACACGAGAGGCCAGCTTTTTTACCCGGCCCACAAAGCGGTCCAAGTATTTGTCCGCCCGCTCTACCGCGCCAGCCATTCCAGACTGCGCGTTATTTGCCGCTTCAATCCGCTGTACAAGCTCCCCGGCCGCTTCCTTTTGGCGCGCCAGGTCATGCTCCGCCTCGGCGATTTCCTGGCCGTACCGGTCAACGGCATTTTCTGTTTTATTCCATTCCGCCTGTAGCGCGTTTACCCGCGTACGCTGGTCCGCAAGTTTTTCACGAACTGCCGGGATCTGCGCCGCGTAGTTCTCCCGCGTCTCCAGAGCGAGCCCTTTATCCCTGGACATAGCCTGGATATCGGCCAACTGATCCTTGATCTCCTGGAGCTTTCTTTTTTCCTCATCCAAAACAGCGATGTCTTCCCCGCTCTTTTGCCGGGCGGCATCGCGCTTTTGCTCCATAGCGGCAATTTCTTCTTCTGTCTTGTTGATTCGCTTGCTCAGCTTAGTCAAATCCCGCTCCAGCTGCGAATTGTCCAGCCTTGTGGAAAATGTAACTGATCCATCGTGCATGCCGCGCCCCCTCCTTAGCGCATCCACTGGTCAAGAATGGCCTCTTCCTGCTCTGTATATTTCCGCTTAAAGTCCACCAGGCGGCGGTTTTGACTGTACCAGGCCCGATCTGCCTTATCCAGAGGCTTCCCGCGGGCCAACTTGTCCCGGATACGGACAATCTGGGCAAAGGTGCAGTCACCAATCTCATAGTAGGCCGCCAGGAAGGTCCACCAGTGCAGGTGTTCCACCGCGCGTATCTCCTGGCCGGTAACCCGGTTTATGGGGGCTACAATGTAAGCAAAATCCTGCTCCCAATCCACCAGACGCGGGGCCTTGCCGGGCATTTCCGCGGCCCCGCCGTTGATGAAGCGCAGACACTCCTTCAACGCTTCCTCATAATGGCTTTGCGGCATATCTTCCAGATCCGGATAAAAGATTGTCAGGGCCGCCGCCGCCCGCTCCTGCCCGTCCAGCTCCGGGTCGGAGAGGGCGGCGCAGATATCCAGGATCGCTCGATAGTCCGAGCGTATCTCGTATTCCACACCGCCCACCTCTATCCTGGTGGGCAGAAGCTCACGCCAGGGGGACGGCATTTTTGTGCCTCTGGTACTTGGCCGTATATTTGGCGATACGGTCATTGCGCTTGGCCATGTTCTCCCGGACGCTCTCATCCATCTCATCCACGATAGCAAAAATGAAATTCTCGAGAACCGTCAGACCGTTTGCTATAGCAATCAGGCGGACGCCCTGAAAAACATCTTCGCAAAATCCTTCCCCGAAGACGGAGTCCACGGCCTTTCTCATTTTCTCATCAGAGACTCTGGAATAATCGAAAAGTTTTGCCGGGTCATCGGCCTTATCCTTCTTTTTCGCTGTCTCTGCGCTAATCGACTCAATTTTCCCGATCAATTCATACAGCGTTTCCAGAAAACCGATGTCAGAAGGATTGAATTGTATAGAACGTTTCCCGTTCACAGACATTTCGACAATTCCAGTCTCGAATTTCAGCTCTTTCATCAGGGCTCACCCGCTTCCCCGGCCGGTGTGAAGGTAATCGTACCGCCGGCCTCCACTGAGGCAGTGCCGATCTCCCGTTTCCCACCAAAGGTAATATCAATTGGCATGGTCAGAGCGCCGCCGCCCTCGCCGCCCAGGCCGGTGGGCTTCACCATGGAGCTGTGGAACCGCTCAGCGAAGGCCTTGCCCTCCTCATCCACTGCGTACAGGTGAACACGCAGCAGGTCCTGATTGCACAGGGCGGCAGCGTTCTGCTCCACCACCGCCAGCTGCCATACGTGCTGCTGGTACTCGTCTCCGGCGTCCAGCTCACAGGGGTCGAAGGATTGAGAGATCACCGGAGTCTTCATGGTGGTATAGGCGTCGCCCAGAATGTCCTGCTTGGTCTGCTCGCCCCAGTCCAGCTCGGCAGAGCTGTCCTCCACCCGCTTGCCCAGCTTGCCCCACTTGGGGGCTTCGGTGGTGCCGCAATTGCCGCAGCAGAGGTAGAGCTTCCGGTCCACCGTCTGTCCCGGCGGAGTGCTGAATTTAAACGACATAGTTTGCCTCCTCACATAAACCATGGGTCCGTGGTTGGAAATCGCTTGATAAATCGGACCGACAGCTGAACCATATAGGTAGCCAGTCCCTCATCCTGGGCGGCATAGAGCACGCCGTTTTGAGCGGTGACCCGCTCCTGACTGGGTATGTCGCCAAAGACCGGCGCCCGTCCCAACGTGGACTGCTCCTGTATCCACTCCTGAACGTCCATCAGCCAATCCGCGTTGACCGCCGCGCCGGCGGCATCCCCCGGAGCTTTTTCAAGCACATAGTACAGCCCGAAATTGTACTGATTGGTGACGGTAACATTGCCAAAAAGGTCCGTTTTCCTACTGACCTCCACCAGCCCAGAGGGGAAAATACCGCCATTGGCTGGGATCTGGTCCGTGTAATCGATCTGAAAATCCCGGAGGATGTCCGCTCCCGGATAGCTTTTGATAAACCCGGTAATCTTCTCCAGTGCATTCAACGCCGCTCCCTCCTTCGTACGTACTCCTGCAGCTCCGCCGCCATTTGAGCGCCCTCAGCGGCCATCAGGCGGCGGTCCCAGAAGGGGCCCGCCTGGGGATTCTTGGACTTGCCATACCGGATCTCCCGGCTGCTGGCCACCTTGGGCACACCCTTGCGGGAGCGCCAGCCGTTCGCCGTCAGGAAGCCCGCCGCGCCGGTCTTTGGGTCTACCATAACCTTGCCATGGTAGAGCATCCGGGCATAAGGCTGATCCACATGGATGAACGGCTCATCTGCCGGGCTCTGGACAATCATCAGCTTAATGGTGTCCCCGAAGCGGTAGGGCATGTACTTCTGGATGCGCCGCCGGACGTTGGCGGTATGGAACTGCTGTACGTCCCCCCTGGCCGTAACGCCCAGGCCGTCCAGGATCTTCCGCACCGGGGCCATGTCCACCTTGATGCTACCGACAACGTTCATATCATCCGCCAGCCTCCACATGGACCAGACGGCCCTTCCAATACTTCGGGTCCACCCACCTGATGACCACCAGCCCAGGGATCGCCGCGGGGATGAATTTTCTCCACTCCGCCGCGCTGTTGATTTCAGGACCCTCCCCAAGAATTGCCTTGTCCCCCACAACCACCGGACTCTCCGCGCAGGGGATAACCAGCAGGAAGCTGTTGACCTCTGTGCTGCCGGTTTTACTCACGCCTTGAACCTTCTTAAAGTCCAGAAACGCGCCCCTCTCCATCACCCGCCGGGTAACGGTATCGCCGCCGTCCCAGTGGTAGAGCGTCACCGTCTGATTGCACAGGCGGTAATCCACTGGCCCCACCCGGCGTTTTACCCGGACCATCAGCCCACCCCCCGGTAGATGTCCAAGTGCAGACAGGCGCAGCGGTACAGCTCCCGCGCCCGGCCCTTGGGGCTGAGATCCAGGGACTGCGCCGCCGTGCCGTAGCTGGCGGACACGCTGCCAATGGAGGCGGACTGCACTGGTCCGCCCTCACCGCTGGCCAGCAGGTCAAAGCTGTACAGCGCTTCCGCTATCGCGCATACGGCCATTGCCTCGCTGTCTGGCGTGGGAGGCGTCACAGTGTAGATCCGCTGGTATTGCGCCATCTGCTCAACCGCACGCGCCCGGTACTGCGGCCACTCCTCCACAGAGATGGAATCGCCGTGGTAGGCGTTCAGATAAAAGTCGTAGTCCGGCATCGTTAACCCCCTCAGCCCTCAGGGAGCCGGGCCTCAAGCTGCGCCTGGAGCTGCTTGAGCTCCTTCTTCAGCGCCGCGTTCTCCCTTTTGAGCGCTGCGGTGCTGTCCACGGCCGCAGGGGCGTTCAGGAGCTTCCCCGTTTTCCCGTCCACCTCCACATAGCCGGATTTCAACATATCCTCCAGGCGGTCGTCGGCCACCCGGAGCTGTTTATTGCCTCTCTGCACCGTCTTCATGATTAACCCTCCCCGATGCTGAACATGACAGCGTTCTTCCGCTTGCCCAACAGGAACACGTCGTCGTAGGACTCCTCAAAGTAGACCCACTTGCCCTCGCTGCCGGCGCTGGGGCTGTCCAGCTGGGCAAAGGTATACTTCTCCGGGGTAATGACGGCAGAGGGATGGGCCAGCGCCATATTGATCTGTTGTGCTCCCGCTCCGGCCTTCCAGCCCTCGGTAAAGTCATAGACGGTCTTCATCAGGGCGGAAGGCACGTCCTCGATCTTGACCTCCTCCAGGGAGGAAACCGCCCGCTGAATGGCCGCGTCACCGTTCTGGATAAAGCGGGTGAGCTCCTTGGCGTTCTTCAGCATAGACTTGATCGCCGGTGTCGTGTACAGAATGCGGCCCATCTTGGGCACGTTGGCCTCATCCATGGCCACCATGTAGCCGTCAAAAACACTCAGGATGTTGTCCGTGGTCAGGGCGGTGGTGTCGGCGCTGCCGCCCGCAGTGGTCCACTCGGAGAACAGCTTGGAGATCAGGTAGGCGTCCATCTCGGGGAACTTCTGCTCTTCGTTGAATACCTTGGTGATGTTCTGGATGGAGGCCACCTGATTGGTCTCGTCAATATCCAGGGGGTGGACCAGCGTAGACCACTTGCGGTGATTGGTCAGGGTTTTGGGCTCCCAGGTGTTGGCAAAGTTTCGCTTGGCCACACCGATCGTGTCGCGGTCCGCATCCACGCGCCCGGTGGTGGACAGGCTGGGGATCTGGATGGTGTTGGCGCCAGTCCAGCGGTAGCGGGAGTCGTTCTCCGTGCTGCGCAGGGCGGCAAAATGCAGGACATAGGGGTAAGCCTGGGCCAGGGCCTGGGAGTAGGCCTGGGCGTAGTTCAATGCGGGCATAGTTTAACTCTCCTTTTCTCACTTATTTCCAGTCACAGGCGCTCTTACGCCGGTGAAACCAAAGTTGAATCCTGCGCCGGCTGGGGGCGGCTGGGTACCGGTGCCGGCGGCGTAGGGCGGCGGGGTTTCGTCAGGCTCAAAGAGGTAGCCGCTGTCCTTTTTCAGTACCTCCAGCGCGGCCTTAATGTCCGCCGACTGGTTCTTGCTGGCTTTCAGCGCATCCACGTCCAGAAGAGCGCGTATGGCCTTGTCATTGCGCCCCCGGGCGGCGCGGACGGCGTCCTTCAGCGTACTGTCAAAGGCTAGATCAGCCAGCTTCGCCTGGTGCTCCGTCTCCTTGTCCTCCAGGTCCTTGGTGAGCTTCGCCACCTGTCCCTGGAGATCCTTCACGTCCACACCCTCAAAGGCTTTCAGCCCCTCACGCGCGGTAGTTAGCTGCTCCTTAATGGACTCATAATCCGCAAATGGCTTCACCGCCGCCGTCACGTCCCGGTCGTTCTCCGCCAGGATGGCGTCAATCACCTCCTTTGGCAGGGGCGCGTCCCCTACTTTGAAGTTCTGTAAAAATTCTGCTTTCATGGCTGCTCCTTTCTGTGTCCGGTAAATGAAAGGAGCCAACTACCGAGCGTACCTCGATAGTTGACCCCAACGGTCCTCCACAAAGCCTATTCATTGTGTGCA